ATTGTTTTGCAGTATTATTAACAGCAGCTTTATCTTCAGGAGATCGATTCAACATATAAGGGGTGAGATATACCTTAACATGCGCTCTATCAATATCAAGCGGATATCGTATGGCAGGACTAGTGGAATCTGTCTGCGCAGTCTTTGATTTGTTAATTACATCTCTGGGGGTTTCTGTTCTTGGCATATAAATACCTTGTTGAATATACTCTTTATTTAGGCGATAAAATGGCATGGAAAGGAAGATACACGGTCAAGAACCCAGCTAAATATAAGGGTGACCCGACTAAGGTTATTTATAGGTCAAGTCTAGAACTGAAGTTTATGAACTTTCTTGACACGCATTCTGATGTTCTTGAATGGAACTCAGAAGAAGTTATAGTACCATATCGCTGTGTCACAGATAACAAGCTACATCGATATTTTGTTGACTTCTGGTTTAAGAAAAGAACGCCAGATGGTAAAACAGAAAGTATCCTCGTTGAGATTAAGCCATTGGCTCAGACTCGCGAACCCAAGAAACAGCAGAGAAGAACTAGACGCTATATTAACGAAGTGATGACTTGGGGCAAGAATCAATCGAAATGGAAAGCTGCCGAAGAATACTGTAAAGATCGTGGCTGGAAGTTTCAAATTATAACAGAGAAGGAATTAAACGGCTAATGCCTGCATATATTTACACCAAGCTAGTCAAAGACGCATTGAAGTCTGGTCTTGAAATCACCGATAGATCTGTAAAATCTATGAAGTGGCTTAGAGAAAGATACAACGAAATCACAAAAAATAGCGTAAGAACTACCAATTTTATCGATGAATCTGAAAGAAAAAGAAATGTCGGTAAGGTTGGTCGTATGTATATGTTCGTCTACGATCCAAAGGGCAAGAAAGAACTTCCATTCTATGACCGCTTTCCTCTTATCTTTATGGTCGAGCCAGCTGCTGGTGGATTCTATGGGCTTAATCTACACTATCTTCCACCAATATTGAGAGCAAAACTATACGACGGTTTGTATGAAACACTAGTCAATGGTGTCGTAGGCAATGAGACCACAAGATTAAAGATTACATATAAACTATTAAAATCAGCTTCTCGTTTTCGTTTATTCAAACCATGCTTTAAGCATTATTTGTTTGAGCACATGAGATCTAAGTTTATCTATGTTCCACCAGAGGAATGGGATATGAGCGTGTTCCTGCCAACTGAACAATTTAAGAAAGCCACTAAAGATCAAGTCTGGAAAGATAGTAGGAGTAAAATCTAATGGCCAATCGTTTTGATATTTCTGTATTTTCAGATAACTTCTTAAAAGTAGGATTAGCACAACGTTCTTATTTTTATGTGAAGTTTACACCGCCAGGAGTACTCGCTAACGAATACAAAGATGTGGCGTACTTAGGTGCAGCTGCTTCTCTTCCAGGAAAACGCTTGGCAACAACTGAACAGAAACCATATGGTTATGGCCAAACGATTAAAAGTCCGTACGACGTTTTATATGATGACATACAAGTGTCATTTTATGTAGACGCCAAACGTGCGTTGGCGGTAGATTTATTCAATGAGTGGATAGGTTTAGCTGTTAGCGAAACAAAAGACTTTCCAAAAACTCCTATGAGAGTGGGTTATAGAAGCGATTATATCTGTAATGATTTTAAGATATATGTCGTAAGTCCTTTTGCTGGTTCAGGAGAAGTAGCGGACTCAGGCACAGCTGGGAATGGCGAAGGAGTGGCGTTGATTGAATGCCACTTAGTTGACGCATTTCCTATACAAGTTGACGCCATTGATCTAGATTGGGGTCAAACCGACTTCATAAGAATCGCTGTAACATTCGCATTTAGATCTGCTGATTATATGTTCGGCCAATTTAATCCTGTAATATCGCCAGCAGGCACTTATAACTATGAAACTGTAAAAACTCGAGCTACGCGGTCTGCGGAAAGAAATTATGAATTAAATCCACCGACTGTTGCAACCACAACACCGAATGGTCTTGGTGTTGGTGGTGGATTAGTACAGACCCTGCAACAGTTTCAGGTTTACAAAACTCAATGGAGCAATCTATTAAATGCAAGGGGTGCCCAACAGACGACACAAGCATTGCTTCCTCTTCTTGGCAATAATAGAACTGCAACAGACACTATAAATAACCTTAGCACTTTAATTACAAATACCAATTTTGTGAGAAGAAATGCATCGAGTATTTTCAAATTCCCTTAATATGAATGACTGACGGAGAAACAATATGGCTTTGCCTAAAATTAAACAACCAATTTTCGAACTTACACTACCATCTAATGGTCAAATTGTAAGGTATCGCCCTTTTACAGTAGCCGAAGAAAAGATTCTTCTGGTAGCCAAAGAAAGCAGCGATGTAAAAGATACAATCAATGCTTATAAAGGTATCATCAACAATTGTTGCTTAGATCCCATAGATGTAGATAAACTATGCTCGTTTGATATCGAATATCTCTTTATCAATCTGCGCTCTAAGTCTGTTTCAAACGTAATCGAAGCTCAGATTACTGATGCAACTGATGGTCTAAAATATAATCTGAATATTAATCTAGATTCTGTTCAAGTTAGTAAGCCAGATGTAAATCCCAACATAAAGTTAAATGATGACATCGGTGTAGTTCTAAAGTATCCTACATTTGATTATCTTTCTAATTTGAACACTGTTGATGAATCGAGCCAGATGTTCGAAATTATCATCGGATGCGTCGATCAGATTTATGAAGGCGAAACAGTATACGAAGCGTCGAACTATACAAGGAAAGAACTTGAAGAGTTTGTTATGTCGCTTGGAATGAAATAACTTACTAAGATTAAAGAGTTCTTCGAGCAGATGCCAAAAGTTTATGTTGATGCTTCATATACAAGAAAAGACGGTACAGAAGCACAAACAAGAGTAGAGGGGATTCAAAGTTTTTTCGGCTAATGGTAGGGTATATGTCTCTACCGCATTACTATGAATTGAATTTTTCGTTAATGCAACATCACAAGTATTCAATGGAAGATATAGAAGGTTGGATACCATTTGAGCGCGACATCTATGTTAGTATGTTAATTAAACATATAGAGAAAGAAAACGAAAGGATGAAACAGCAAAACTAAATGGCTAATACAGCGAACAATCAGAGTGGCAATCCATCGAGACAATTAACATCCTCGTTAGATGCCCAACAAGAAAAACTTGATGCTATCTCTACACTGGCTAAAGACCAGATTTTGGTCTTGAAAGATATTCTTGATGTTATGAAAAATATAGCAGATAATATGGCTGCTGGATTGCGCGCGCAGAATATTATCTATGCAGTTCAACCTGACGCTAACCGATTAGCAGAAGCTGAGAAAGAAAGAGAAGCCAATAGACAAAATGTTTCAGGAAAAAATGATCCATTCAAATCTATGAGAGATGTTTTTGATTCGTTGAAAAAAGCATTTGACTTTGTAAAGGTTCTCTTAATTCCTATGATGTTAGGATTCTTATTAGGGTTCAGAAAGAAATTTGATCTGCTTACCATAGCTATTGGCGCTGCTATACTCTGGCCAATACGAACATTCAAGCTAATGGTTTCATTATTCAAGGGTATTATTTCTTTTGCTAAGAATCTAGGTCCTAACATAGAATACGCGCGCAGACAGCTCAGCATTGGATTTAGAATTCTGGCAAATGCATTCAATAGATCAATTATTACAAGGCTTTCTAATCAACTTATTTCTGGCATACAAGGTTTCTTTTCTAGGATAGTATCTAGTTCAATATCTGCATTAGGAAGGGTTACTGGGATAACAAGACTATCTGGCATAATATCTAATTTTTTCTCTAATATCAAGCTACTGTTTGATCCACTAAGAGTAAAAAATAGTGGCGCATACAAAGCAGCACTGAAGTCACTTGGCAACTTTGGAAAATTTCTAGAAGTAATTGCTGATCAACTTCATAAATTGCGTTTCGGACAAGGTCCAGTATTCAGTAAATTGAAGGCTGCCATTGACGGGATGAAGAATTTCTTCATAGGAATCGGCCAAAGAATTTCTAGTATAGTTTCAGGTGTTTCTAGCCTTTTCTCAAGAGTTATGACTCGTATTTCTAGCTCATCCTCAACAGTCATGACAACTATTTCTGGCATATTCTCAAGAGCCATGACAGCTATTAAACCTATCACAGACTTTATGAAAGCAGTCTTTGAGCCAATCACTAAACTATTCCGTGCTGGGTCTGGCGCTGCTGGATTAATGAATAATCCTGCGATGAAATACTTGTTCAAGATTGCAGGAAAAGGGTTGAAAGCTGTTCCAATTCTCGGTCAAATCATAATGATTGTCGAAGGAATAATGGGTATGGTCAAAGGCGGAATGAAAGGATTTGAAGAGGGCGGAATTATAGGAATGATCAAAGGTGCCCTATCTGGATTAATCGACGGACTATTTGGCTGGATATTTGATTTAGTTGGATGGTTCGCTGGCTTGCTTGGATTCGAAGACGCAGAAAAAGCACTTGATGAATATGGTCTTGGCGATATGGTAAATGATCTGCTAGGATTTATATTTGACCCTATCGAAAAAGTATTCGGAATTATAGGAGATGTGTTATCTGGTGAAATTGGTGTGGTTGATGGAATATTAAAATTATTCAAAACTTTTCTTGATGGCATCATAGCGTTTCCGAAATTGTTATTAGAAGGAATTGCTGTTGTATTTGGATTAGATGCTATTGCAGCAATCATAAAAGATTTCTCTTTCTACGATATATTAGAAAACATATACAACGCAGTTAAAGATTGGCTCTCGGGTATAACTGATTGGTTGTTCGGTGGCGATGATGACGAGAAAGCTGAAAACCCAAAACCAGACAAAGATAAGAAAAGTGCAGTTGAAGAGGCAGAAGAAAAACTCGCGCGCGCAAAAGCTTCGGGCGGAGATGTTGCAGCTGCTCAGCGAGAACTTGAAGCTGCGAAAAAAGCAACTCCAACTCCTGCTGATACCTCTAAGCAAGTAGGTGACCAGCAAAAGTTAGACACAGCTACCGAAGAAAACAAAAAACTTGCTGCAGCACCGAAAAAGACACCACCAGCAGGATCTACTACAACCGTTGCAGTAGATAAGAGCAATAAGCAAGCTGTTACCTACAACAGAGAAATGCGCGCTCGTAAAGAGCGGGCTGATCCTTACGGTTCAGTGCGCTCGTAAAGAGCGTGGTGAACCGCGATACGGACGCGAGAGTGTAATCTAAAAGAAAAGCCACCTTTCGGTGGCTTTTCAGTATTAACCAGCTAATTTTCGGAAGAAATCCAAATCATCATCTTCATCTGAAGCAGGAGTATCTGCTACTGGAGCAGATTGCGCTTCAGCTGCTTTCGCACGAGGAACGTACTCGGCGACTTCTTCATCAGTATCAGCAGCAGTTGCACCAGCAACGCCACCAGCACCTAGAACCATATCCAAGTGTTTCTTCAATTCATCGTACGACTTGAAGTTCGACGGATCGACGATCTTCTTCAGGCTGTGCTCAGAAGCCCAGACTGATTCTAACTTGGTATCGTCATCAAGAAGCGGAGTCTTAGGATCGAACTGCGATTGGTCGTAGTTGCGATAGCCAGCGACTTGACGAATCTTTAGACGGAAGTTAGCACCTTCCCACAAGTCAAACGGATTGACTGCATCGTCTCCTTCAAATTCAGGATACATTACAGCCTGAATCTTATCCCAGATCTTTTTGCCGAACTTGTAAAGAAATACCTTGCCCTCGTTTTCAGGGTGGGCTGGATCTTTTACAACGTAGACGTTTGCGATGTAGGACAAGCGACGCTTTTGCTTGCGAGCTTGTTGGCGATTAGGATGGTCGTCATCCTTAGTTGAGTTCCAGAGTTGCGAGTTTAGTTCGCTTACTGGATCTTTGCCACCGATGGTGGTAAGAGAGTTTTCGATATACCATTTACCAGTTGGACCTTGAAAGCCATGGTCAAACATTTGTACGAAAGGTACATCTTCGCCCTGTGGGGCTGGTAGAAAGCGGATTACAGCAAATCCATTACCTGCTTTATCTACCTCTGGTTTCCAATAATTAGTGTCATCCTTGGCATAGGATTTCTTATCATTGAGTTTTTCAAGTTGTTCAGTCAGCTTGCTGAATGAGTCTTGACGGCTGCGCTTTAGTTGTTCGAACGATTGTGTCATAAGTATGTTCCTTGTATTGACGGTGTATTAACGATTTCACATGTTCATAATATAGTTGACTATTTATACGTCAAATCGACTATCAATTATCTCTTTCATCTTAGCTTTGTCGAATTCTAAGAACGGTGTGTACTTCTTGATGAGAAGTTTGGTTTCTTTCCACGTAGGGTCATACTCGCTAATGTTTTTATCCCAGTAGGGAACAAAGTTGAGTACAGCATTCATAATACAAAGAGAATCCAAGCTAAACTCTTTTAGGAGATACAGCCTGAGTAGATACGGATGATTGCCACCATCCATAACTAGGTTGTCATCCAACTCATCTTTCAAATTGGACAACTCTGTCTTGAAATTGTATGTCAGCGATTCCTTTCGCTTCTTCCAAGCCAGATAGGTTTCCTCGCCAGATGAATCGATAATATCACCGATCCATGCTTTAGTACCGCGAGAGGAAATGTTTGCCAACAAATACTCAAACGGCTCTGGTTTCTTGGAAAGTTTCATGAAGAAATACTTATCTCGGCGAACCTCGAAAGTATCTTCCTTCACATTCATTTTACCACCATAGCGGTGATAGTCATAACTCGGTGACGAGAAATGAGTCTTCAGCGCAAGATAGGTAGAGTAGCATTCAAACGGTGTCACTCTCATGCCCACCACACTGGCACTTGTCGTTTCTTCCAACTAGCCATGCGCTGTTTATCACCGATGTAATAGTTGCGATAAGATTTTACAGAGTCACCTTTGACTTTGTATTGGTCTGGCATCGCAGGAGTAGGCTGAGTGAATGGCTTGGTTGGAATGTTTTCTGGGATATAGTCTACAAGCCACTTGACAAGACCGATTTCCTCGGACTTGTGTACCCTACCATAGCGGTGAGTGTATTCCTTACATAACTCTTGGAGTAGATAAGCGAGCCATTGATAGTTGGCTTTGCTCTCTCGCGCCCAGATAGCGGAAGGATGATTGATATGAGTGGCTTTGTAAAGCAGTTTGTCACCAGCGAAACTGTTGTTGAGTTTCCAGCGTTTGATACGTCGTCCGCTGGAATCATCAACATACTGTTGTCCGTCTAGCACACGATGCGCTGTGGAAAGCAGTTGCGAATACTCAAGAATCATCTTGACAACGTGCTTGTCCACGTGCATTTCAGCACACGTTTTAGGTTCTAGGTGAAGCGCAAATATATTCATAATGATATTATACCCTAAAATGTGTTGTTAGTAAAATTATGCTTCTTTCTTTTTGCGTGATACTGGCTTCTTTGTCTTCGGAGTGTGAATGATTCCGATGATGTTATCAACGCAACCAAGAGCAAGTGCTTCCTCGGACGACATATAGAAGTCGTGGCGCATGTTGTAGATTTCTTCTAATTTCTCAGGAGTAATCTTAGTTTGACGAAGAGTGATATCTTCGATGCGATCTTGTAAGCGAGAAGCTTCCAAGAATTCTGTTTCTACTTCTTTTAGTGTACCGATGATACCAGTCGAAACTTGGTGGTACATGTGAGTAGAATCAGCATAGCACGAACGAACATGACCGCTAATAGCAATCAGAAAGCCACAGCTCATAGCTGTACCAGTCACGATTGTATGAATCGGTGTGCTAGATTCGCGCATGATTGACAGAAGACCGAAGCACTGGTAGACCATACCACCGTAGCTGTCAATGTAAATGTTAATGGGTCGTGGTGAATATTCAAGATTGTGAAGCGAATACAGCTTCTTGATATATTTGTCATGTTTCTCGATAGCAAGAATGCTTTCAGTCAGAGCAGCGATGCTGTCTTGGTCGACTTGCTTTGTAAAGAATAAGTCACGCTTCTTCGGCTGTGGTAGACTTACTTCTTCGCTCGAATCAATAACAGTTGTTTCTTCGCTCATAATATATTCCTTTAATTATAATGGTAATTTTGCAGTTCTTTCCAACAAATTCATATCTCGACATTCAGCTTCTAATTTCGATCTAATCACGTCAGACTTTTTGACTAGGTTTCCGATTGCTGTCGGTTCCATATCATTCTCTTCGCAGAAAGAGAGGATGGCTTCGAGATAGCCCATCCCCATTTTTACTTTGCTTTCTACTGCCATAGCAAATGTATTGGCATCAAATTTCTTTTCAAGTTTATCTAGCATAGAAAATGTGCGCTCCTACTTTTGCCACGCGCTTCTTTTTGTAAGACCACTT